AATATGTTACAAAAATTAGGATTTGCACCAGGATTTAACAAACAAGTTACAGAAACAGGAGCCGAAGGGCAATGGTTTGATGGTGATAATGTTCGTTTTAGATATGGTAGTCCCGAAAAAATAGGTGGCTGGAGCCAACATGGCACAAGTAAATTAACAGGTGCCGCAAGAGCCATACATCATTGGGAGAACAATGACCCTGTTAAATATGCTGCTATAGGAACCAATAAAATTTTATATGTTCTTCAAGGAGACATATATTACGATATTCATCCTATTAGAGAAACTTTAACCGGAGTTGATTTTACAACAACTGCCTCATCACCTACTGTCACTATTACATGTACCGGGGCTCATGGGTTAATACAAAATGACATTGTTTTGTTTGATAGTGTAACTGGTTTATCGGGCTCTACTTTTACCAATGCCTCGTTTGAAGATTTAAAATTTATGGTAACAACTGTACCCAGTTCCACCACATTTACAGTAACTATGACTACTGTAGAATCAGGAACTCCTGTAACTAACGGTGGATCAGCTTCTGTTCTTTGTTATTACAACGTAGGTCCTTCTCAACAAGTAGGTGGTTTTGGATGGGGAACTGCAAACTACGGCGGTCAAGCTACTAGTGCTGTAACTACAACTTTGGCTTCTACTATAAATGATACCGTAACCGACATTCCTTTAACTAGTTCTACTTCCTTTCCTTCTTCTGGAAAAATACAAATCGGATCAGAAAATATTAGTTACACAGCTAACAATACAGCTACAGGAGTTTTAAGCGGAGGAGCCAGGGAAATAAATGGCACAACTAAAGCAGCACATAGTGGTGGAGCAACAGTTACAAATATTACTGACTATGTTGCATGGGGTGATGCCTCTACAACAGATGTTACTATATCACCAGGTTTATGGGTTTTAGATAACTATGGTACAAAACTTATTGCATTAATCTATAATGGACCTGTTTTTGAATGGGATGGCGCACCTACTAATGCTACCTCTGTAAGAGCAACTATTATACCAAACGCTCCTACAAAATCAAGACATGTGTTAGTATCAACTCCCGATAGACACTTGGTATTTTTTGGAACAGAAACAACTGTAGGTAATAGTAGTACACAAGACGATATGTTTATTAGATTTTCAGATCAAGAAAGTATTGATCAAACCGATTCTTATACGGTTACCGCAAATAATACCGCAGGTACACAAAGACTTTCCGACGGATCAAGAATCATAGGAGCCATTAAAGGTAGAGACGCAATTTATGTTTGGACAGATACGGCATTATTTTTAATGCAATTTGTTGGAGCGCCTTTTACATTTTCTTTTCAACAGGTAGGTACTAACTGTGGATTGATTGGTAAGAACGCTGCTATTGAAGCTGATGGTTCGCCCTACTGGATGTCTGAAAATGGTTTCTTTACATACGACGGTCAAGTAAAATCTATGCCATGTTTAGTTGAAGACTTTGTTTTCGATGATTTAAATACAACAGCAAGAGATCTCATTAATGCAGGTTTAAATAATTTATTTGGAGAGATAACTTGGTTTTATTGTAACAGCGCATCACCTGTTGTTAATAGACAGGTTACCTATAACTATTTAGACTCAACAACAAAACAACCTATATGGACTACCGGATCTTTAGCAAGAACTGCTTGGCAAGATTCTTCAGTATTTAATTTACCTAACGCAACCTACTTTACAGCTAGCGACAACGATTCTTTTGATGTCATTGGTAACACGGATGGAATTTCTATATATTATAATCAGGAAACAGGGACCGATCAAGTTAATGCCAGTGGTGTTACTGCAATACCTGCTAATATTGTTTCTGGTGATTTTGACATTACCCAACGTAGAAGTAATACAGGACAAACTGTAGGAATGCCTGATATTAGAGGAGACGGTGAATTTATAATGAGAATTAGTAGATTTATACCAGATTTTATTGATCAAACAGGAAACACAACAATTAAATTTAAGACAAGAATTTATCCAAACAGCACACAAGTTACAAATAGCTTTACTTGTAGTCCTTCTACGACTAAAAAAGATGTGCGTGTAAGAGCTAGACAAATAGCTTTAGAGGTTGCCAATACTGCTGTTGGAGAAGATTGGAAACTAGGAACATTTAGATTAGACATACATCCTGGAGGAAGAAGATAATGGTAGCTTTTTACAACGCAGCTGATCAAGAGCTTTACAAAAAATATCAATATTTACCTCAAGAAAAATATAGACTAGGTCTTAATTTACCAAAAGAAGCACCAGTAGTTAACCAAGGTATTGTAAATACAAACGCTTTTGCAAACTCTGGTGGTGACAATAATTTTAATCTAGCAGGAAATAATTTTAATCTAGCGGGAAATATGTTTGGAGAAGGAACCGCCGTTAGTCCTGTTTTTGGCAACAGTTATATAGATACAGTTAGAAGAGAAGGTGCAGATTCTTTGCCTGCATATGAAAAGTTAATTCAAGCAGGAGGAACTGCTCCAGGTGGTCTGTTTCAAACTGATTATTTTCCTGGAATTAAAAATGAATTAGTAGATGCATCGGGTAGAATTGCTGGTCAACCAGGTTATAATCCTAACATAAGTATGTCTGAAGATGCTTTTGAAAAAGCAGAAGATAAAAGAGGGTTTTTAGCTACGTTAATAAATAACGCTAAACAAGGTATGACAAATCTTCCTGGCTGGGCAAAAGCTGCAATAACGGCTGCAGGAATGATAAATCCTTTTACAATTATTCCAAAACTTATTGGTAAGGGTGGAGAAGGTGGTCCTACTTATGGTATAGCAGGGTTAAGTGATTCACAAAAACAATACTATGATTCGTTAGCTAGTCAAGGATTATTATTTAATGATTCAGGTATATTAAAAACTATGACTGGTAAAAATTTTATGGGTAAAGGTTATCTTGAAGGTCAACTAGATATTTATAATGATAAATTTGCAAACATGACTGAAGAAGAAATTGAGGAATTAAAAAACGATCCAAGAAAACAATTTAAATATAAACAATACCTAGAATCATCTGCAATGTTTAAAGAAAATCAAAAACAATATGAAGATAATCTTAGAAGCATGGGTGCAAGTAATATAAATGAAGCCGCGTTTGCAGGTCGGGGTGGTAATAGAGCTGCACAAGCTGCTCAAAAAGCAAGAGATGATCGTACAGTAGCACAAGCTTATGCAGGTAATGATGGTTATTCTGACGGTAGTTCAGGTCAACAGTTTGATAATAGAGGTAACGAAACAGGATATAACGATCCGTTTGATCCAGGTGGCGGAGAAAAAGATGGTGGGTTTATTGATGGCACAAATAGAAGACCGTTTGCATACGGAGGACTAGCAAGTATTTTATAATGGCAAAAATTGTACAATCATTAACTAGAGCTACAGAAGAGTATGAACAAAGAAATATACAGTCTTTAGTTAGAGACCTAGATGCTGTAATAACAAAATTAAACACCTCTTTTCAAGAAGAAGTAAAACAAGAAATAGAAGCTAAAAGTTTCTTTTTAGAATAATGACAATATCTAATTTATATAAATTTGTAGGCATAGATAATAGCACAAGTGGTGGAGCACTTACACCCCTAGGAAGTGGAAATCCTTTAGTTAGTGAAACTTATATTATTAAATCTATTCTTGTTACATCCGCAGGCACACCTACTGTGACTGTTACAAACAACAGTATTACAGCTATAAAATCTTCACAATTAACAGCTAACACAACAACAGAATTATTAACACAGCCTTTAATAGTAGAAGGCGGTAAAACTTTTACAGTACAGTCAAGTACTTCTGACTCGTTTGATGTAGCTATCAGCTATCTAAACATTAAAAAAGGAGAAATAGACTAATGAAAATAATGGAACCTACGAAGGTAGAAACAGTATATAGACATAAGGAAACAGGAGAGCTTTTTAAAGAAAGAAAAGACTGGGAAAGCAGGGGTTTTAAAAATGAAGACATGGCACAAGATGTAAAAGTATTTATGCCACCTCTTGATTTGTTGTCAAAAACCAAGTAAACATAAGAATTAAGGTAAATTTATGGCAATATCTAGAATGCAAGAACCCCAGCAAATACAATCAGGAATAGGTTCCTTACAGGACCCTAGACAAGGTTATTTTTTAGGTAAACTTGTAAAGAAAGCTGGTCGTGCTGTAAAGAAAGTTGTTAAAAGTCCTTTAGGTAAAGCTGCGTTATTTGCAGCGGGTGCGAACTTTGCACCAATGTTATTTGGTAAACAAACTTTATTATCACAATTTGGATCCGGTGGAGGTTTAGGTGGTTTGTTAAGTAAACTTAAAAGTGGTGAAGGTTTTATGGGTGGACTTGGAAACATGTTCAGACATGACCCTAAATTAGGAACTGGTTCTAAATTTAGTATGGGTAAAATGTTAATGGGTGGCCTAGGTGCTACAGCTCTTGCAGCCCCATTCTTAATGGGTGGTGGTGATGATGAGGAAGAAGTAACAGAAGTTATGGATCCAAGATTACAAGTTCAACGTGCTAAAAATTATTACAGCGGTGCAGGTGATGCAGGCGCTGGTTTAGATTTTATGCCACGGAAAAAATATGTAATGCAAAATTTCTATGCAGCTGATGGTGGTCGTGCAGGTTATGCTAACGGTATGTTAGTAGAAGACGAAGAAGAAGAATTTATTAGATCAAATGCAGGTATGTCTAGAAGACAACCTCAAACATTTTTAAACATGGGCGGTGATGCAGGTCAAGCACAAGCTGAACAAATGTTAATGATGGAATATGTTAAGTACAAAAACAAAGGTGGTAATTTATCTTTTGAACAATTTGTACAAGCCGTGATGCAGGCATCACAACAACCAGAAGGTGCGGGTATGGAACAACCAGAGGCAGTTCAAATGGCAGCTAACGGTGGGTTAATGACCCAAGTACCAGGATATGGAAAAGAACCTGGAACAAATCAATTTGACTATCCTAGTGGTGGTGAAGAAGTTAGAGTCGGTAAACAAGAAGGTGGCATCATGGAAGCTGAAGCATCGGAGATGATTGACATGGGCGGCATGGAAAAAGACTATAGAAATGAAGGTGGTTTTGTAGCAATGGGCGGCGAAGAAAGAGCCGACGATGTACCTGCTAGATTAAGTAAGAATGAGTTTGTATTTACAGCAGATGCTGTTAGAAATGCGGGAGGCGGCGATATAGATAAAGGCGCTGAAGTAATGGAAAATTTAATGAATAACTTAGAGCAGGGCGGTGAGGTTTCTGAAGGGTCACAAGGTTTAGAAGGTGCACAAGCAATGTATGATCAACAACAAATGTTACAGTCGAGGGTAGTATAATGGCAATAGCAGAATTTTTAGAACCAGCAGTAAAAGATTACGCCGAACAGGCGAAAGCCGCATATTCCGCACCAATAGATACAAGTACGTTTACTGGTAGACAATTTGTTGCTGGCGAAGATCCTTTACAAACACAAGCAATCAATCTTGCACAACAAGGTGTAGGTTCTTATCAACCATTTTTACAAGCAGCACAAACTGCACAGACAGCAGGGGCCGGGGCTCTAGGAAAATCAGCACAAGCTATTGGCGGACTAGGAAGTTATCAAACTGCAGCAGGCAACATTGCACAAGGTGCAGCAAGTATGACAGGACCACAAGCTTACCAACCTTTTATGTCTCCGTATCAATCACAAGTTATTGATGCAACTTTAACAGAGTATGACAAACAAGGTGCAGCAGGTTCACAAGCTATTAAAGATCAAGCTGTTGCTTCTGGTAATTTTGGTGGTGGTAGAGAAGGAGCAATGTTAGGTCAGTATGAATCAGATAGATTAGCAGACAGAGCAGCACTACAAGCTTCAATGTTACAACAAGGGTTTAGTCAAGCAAATCAATTAGCACAACAAAATTTTCAAAACCAAGGTAATTTATTTGGTATGCAACAAGGATTGTTTGGACAACAAGGACAGATCGGTACAGCACAACAAGGACTAGCTGGTGCATATGGAAATCAAATGAACCAACAATTTGGTCTATCAGACTTTGGTAGAACAGGTATGGGTCAAGACGTTTCTGCACTAGGTTCTCTTGGAGGATTACGTCAAGGATTTAATCAAGCAAACTTATCTGCTGATGCACAAGCAGCACAAACTGGAGCTTACGAACCTTATGGAAGATTATCACAATACGGTAATACATTAACAGGTTTAGCTGGTGGTGTAGCAGGATCACAGTATCAAGAACCAGGTCAAACAAGTCCATTCCAAACAGCATTAGGTACGGCTACAGGTCTTGCTGGATTGTTTGGTAAAATATACGGGTAATTAATTATGAAGCCATTAAATAGACCAATGTTTAGATACGGCGGCCCTATTA